GCCGTAGCCGGAGCCGTAGCCGTAGCCGGAGCCATAGCCGTAGCCGTCGCCGTAGCCGGAGCCGTCGCCGTAGCCGGAGCCGTCGCCGTAGCCGGAGCTCACAGTCAGAAAGGCTTTGATTTTATCATCAAGCGTCATCTCTTCCACTCCTTTACGCCGCGAAGCGACACCGATGCCGTATCCGTGCACGGGATAATCTGGATCGCGCCCAGCACGGTCATTTCCGGGATCGTCACGGTAAAACGGCAGTTGCCCGGTGCTTTTGTGCCGTCTTGCGCCAGCTGCTCCACGGCGCACGCGCCGTCCCAGCTCCACAACTTGCGCACCTCGGTCATAGTGACCTCGGAGCCGTTGCGTTCTTTGATCTTGCCAAAGAAAACACCTGCGCGGTCGCAGCGAACGATGTAGTCCTGATTGGTGTTCATGATGAAATTCCTCCTGATTATTGTTAAAATTTAAAACTCTCTCTGAGTTTGTATCCATGTGCCTCCGCCTCCGCCGTAAAGTAGCGGTGCGCCTCGTTGATGTAGACGACGCGCCCGTGCGCAGTCGTCTCTTTCGTGGTCACGCTCATAATGCCGTTGCTGCCTTCAAATGCGGCAGGCTTCCAGCTAAATGGTTCGCCGATGCTCATGGACATTCCTCCCTAATGTAGCGCTTTCGCGGGGCGGCGAAAAATCACAACCATGCTTGGGAATGGGGCACTGTTCTTTTCTCCGCCGAACTTTAATCTCCCACGCACGAAATTGATGGTTGCATATTTGTCGTTGTAGCAGTAATCGTGGAACCAAGCGGTATCCGTCCTCGCCGGAAGCAGCATAACAACCGTTGCGTCTGATTCCTCGGCGGTTCGATGTGCTTTCTCTACCCACGCCCCAACGCCGCGTCCGTATGGGGGATTGCACCACACAACGCCGTCCCAGTCCTGTTTCAGCCCGTCCATCTCCGGGGTGAAATAGCGTTCGCATTTCGCGTTTTCTGGCGTTGCGCAGGCATCCAGCGTAAATTGGAAGAGGTTGTTGAGGTCGTCAAAGAAGGCTTGCGGGGTCTCCCACATTTCAGATTTTGACGAAAACATTAAATCGTTGTTCATTGTCTCCCCTCACAGTCCCTAATGTCTCCGCCCCATTGCTCCGCCATAGCTCTGGCGATGCCGGGGAAGGTTTTGCTTCTTGCTTTTGCCGTACGCGGGTCATTCCATCGCATAATCTTACCAGCCTCGTCTTTTGCATAGTTTGCGCTTGCCCCCACACTGTATCCACCTGGCAAAATATCTCCTGCATCTACAATGTTTGTTGGTCGCAAAGCGGGTAAGCCTTTTAGCCATAGGCAAGTCTTTTTTCTTGCGTGGTGCCCGAATTCATATGGCTGGATAATACAGTCAGGCTTACGATAGTGTGTAGACATATATCCGACCGGATTTTCTACCGCGATTTTACAAACGTTGGCATTTACAAAGGCCATAAAAAACGCCGAAGCTTCTTCCCGCAACTGCAACCGTCTGACCGCCTTTTCGCCATATCTTCCCGTGTTAAACCAGCGATTCCCGGTAACGGTTAGGTATGTGCATGGCGGATGCGCGATCATCAAGTCCCATTTGCCGACGTCATACGTCTCCCCGTCCATGGTAGTAACTTGCCCCCCTCGATGGCCTTGAGCGCATCGCCTAAGATGTGCCACTCCGGATGCCCGCCAGACGGTTCCTGGATATCGCAGGAATATGCCTCGTGCCCCAATGCGCGGAACGCCTTGCAAACTTCCTGCGATTCCCCGCAGGCAACTAAAACCTTCATCGTCTCCCCTCGCATTCTCCGAATAGCTCCCGAAACGTCATGCCCGTCAAATCTTCCAGCGCCAGCAGCAGCCGCACCGTTGTATCGCGGTCGCCGCGCGCCCACGCCGATATCGTAAACTGCGACGTGCCGAGGTATTGCGCCAGCTCTGTCTGGTTATAGTTCATCTTTTCCAACGCTTCCTTGAGCACCGGATAAGTGCAGAACTCAAACGGCGTTTTTGGTCTCACAATCTTGCTCATGCGTGTACCTCCCCGTAGATCAGTGCGTCAAGCGACACGCCCAGCGCTTCGGCAATGTACAGGTACGTCGGCATTTTCGCGTACCACAGTCCGGTTTCGAGGTTATGTATCGTGGTCAGCCCGACGCCCGCCTTGTCGGCAAGCTGCTGCAAGGTCATCCCGCGCAGCTTACGCCATGCCAAAATACGCTTGCCGATTTCCTGCTCAGTCGGAACGCCCTTCGGTATTCCGCTCTCGAGCAGTAACGCGCTTACGGGGACGTCGAACGCCTTCTCCAATCTCCCAAGCGATTCTAACCTCGGGTAACACCTCCCCGTTTCCCATAAAGCGACGGTGCTTTGCGGCGCGTCAATATCCGCCGCAAAGGACAACTGTGAAAGACCTTTCTTCTTGCGCAAATCGCGGATGCGATGGCCTAATTCCATTTCTGTGACCATCTTTTCTTGCTCCCTCATTTCAGTCGTTGATAGCGCTACGTCTTGAATTGGCGCGCGCACAGCCAGTCGCATTTCGCGGCCGTCAGGCGGCGCTTTTCTTCTTTCGCCGCACTCCGCGCGGCGATATCCGCCTGATAGTACGGGCAATCGCTGTGACAGCCCGCGTGCCTCACAGGCGGCAGGCAGCTGTGGCAATGCTCAAAACTCATCTCACACCTCGCGGATCGTGATGCCGTACTTGTCCTGCATCAGTTTCTTTTTCAGCAGATAGTCTTTCGTTTTCGCACCCTTTGCGTCCTCGACCTCGCGCAGCCAATGCACCGTGCCGTTGCGGTCTGGCTCTGTCGCCCGCTCGTAAACAAAATCCGCGCGGTAGACCATCGGCTTGATTCTCTCGCCCTCGATGGCCGTGTAGCCCTCCACGAGCGTGAAATTCGCTTGCAGCCGCAGGTTGCGAATCTTGCCCATCGCTCGCAGCACTTTCAGCTCGCCGAACCGCGCCGCCTCGCGCTCGGAATCAAACTTGATGCCGTCACGCACGACCTTGCGGTTGCCGTACTTGCTTTTCTTCGGCTTTTGCGCGCCCGCCAGTTTATCAAGCACCTGCTTCTGTGCCGCAGGCCCCAGCCTCGCAAGGTCAGCCGATGTCAGCGCCATCGTTAGCCTCCTGCAAATCGCCCTGAGACGCGCTCTGCGCGTTTTTATCCTCCGGTGGTGTCATTTCACGTTTTTCGAATCCCAAACGCTCCTGCGCGCTCTCAGTGGCATTCCCGGCAGTTTCCCGCTTGCCGTCCGCAGGATCGTCACGCAAACCGACGCCGATGATGTAGTTTCCGCCGTCCCTTCTGGCATGCACTTCGTACTGCCGGTAGACCTTCCGCACGTCAAATTTCGGCAGCATCAGGCGCATCCCGATCGTCAGCCCTGTGTCCTCGTCGATCACATCCTCGCCGTAGATGATCGCTACCTGTGCAAGCAGCGCGTCGGTTGCAATACTGATTTCGGCAACGCCTGCGGCTCGCTGGGAAAGCTGTGCGTTCAGTTTCATCAGCTCGCCGACTTTTTTCTGGTATCTGCCGAGCTCGTGCTCAAGCCGTTTTACCTTGTCTCTGTTTCTTTCGCTCATCGGTTCTCCGTCCTTTCGTAGTGCAGCGTCAGCGCCCGAGCGATCGGGCAGCGCCGCCATTCTTCGTTGGCGCAGTAGCGCCGCGTGTATTCGTCCAGCTCTTCTTTCGGTAGCTTGACTTGCGCACCCTCGCAGTTGAGATAGTCGCGGTAGTCCCGCGAGTAAAACGGGCACTTGAAAATGCCCCCGCGATACCCGCTCACGGCGCACCGCCTGCCATTTCGGCATCCGCCGCTTCCCACGTCAGCCCGTGTTCTCTCGCATAACGCGATACGCTCGGCATGAATACCTCCTGTTCGGCTATCCTCTCGATGTATGGCTTCATCCACGCCACCGAGACTCGCGGGGAAGCTGTGCCCCTGATTTTTGCAAGCACTTGGCCGACCTTCGGAGGGAATCCCCTCGTATCCTCGGCAATCAGCGCATTCACCGCTCCCATCGCTTCGGTGGGGTCTTCCCCGTCCAGCATGTCCGACCAGAGGGAAACCAGCTCTTCGGCTCCTGCGCGGGTCATCTTGGCATAGGCCTGCGGATAAGCCTGCTTTAAACGCCCTAAAAGGCTAATTACGTCAGCTCTTTCCACGGTTCTTTTCCTCCTCAAGCATCTCGGCGAATACATCGCCGCCGACAAACGGCCTATTCTGCGGCGCTTTGCCGCCCTTGTCCTGCTCTCTGGCAAGCCAAGCGGTGATGAAACGCTTAATCCCTCCGCGTGTCTTCCGCTTGGTATGGTTTGCATCGCACCACCCTGCCATGTTTCTGAGCTGTTGCAGAACGTCAACGTTCGGATAGAGCTGCGACCATTTGGCCCTGTCGTTCTCCGACACGTCGAAAAAAGTCCCGTCATTCAGCGGCAAAGAAA